GGATTGAGCAGTTACGTAAGGAAGGTGCTGAGAAAGCTGCAGCAGAAGCCCAAGCAACAGCCGAAGCAGAGAGGAATAAGGTTGTTGTTATGTCTGGTGCTGAGTATAATGAAGCAAATGGTACTGAACTGTCTGAAGATAGTATGTGGACAGTTAAGAAGAGTGGAGCATTAGAACAGATTGACAAACCTACTGGCAAGTCTAATGTAACTGTGAATGTCCCTGCAGGTATGCGACCAGTGTTTGACAAGGAAGGTAATATACTTGAACTTATACCTATTAAAGGTGGCCCACAATGGCTAGCTGCACAGGAACTAGAGGCTCAAGAGGCTGAGGCTCAAGCCCGTGATGATGTTGCTAAAGATGCTGACGAGAGGCAAGAAGGGACAATAAACTGGTCAATAAGTGAAGCCTTGAGGATTGCAGACTTAGATAGTGCCACTACACCTATCTTTGGTAAACTAAATCTAGGCAAACTAGCTGGAACTGTTGAGGGAAGTGAAAGGTCTAACCTTGAAGCTGCTATGGAGCCTATCATGGCTGATGCAGCCTTTGATACTTTGGCTGATATGAGGGCTGCTAGTAAGACAGGTGGCGCTTTGGGTGCTATCAACACTGCAGAACTTAACTTACTTAAGGCTTCTCGTGGGTCTTTACAGCTATCACAGGGTAAGGAAGAGTTTGTAGCGAACCTGAAGAGGTATGAAATAATGTTTAACGATGGTATTCATGGCAGTCGTAAAGCCGTTGCTCGTTACAATAAACGTAACCCTACAAAGGTGCCTCTAGTATACTGGGGTGATGCTAAAGCAGCAGCAGAGGCTAAAGGTAAAGCCTCACAAGCTGAAGTAAACGCAACGGGCACTGTCCCTAGTGCTGCACCTATGTCTGCCGCTGTTGCTAAATATTATTAAGGATAAAATCTATGTCATATACAAAAGAACAGCATATCGCAGCTTTACGCAAGGCTGTGGATGCAGGAGACATGGGGGCAGCAGAGCAGATAGCAGCTACTTTGGATGCTATGCAAGGGACTCCTGAGGCTCCTGAGGCTCCTAAAGAAGAGTCACTATACGCTGGTATGCTTGACACTGCTAAAGATGCCTACGACACTGTAAGCGGCACTATGAAAGCAGGGGGCAAAGGCCTCCTGATGGGCGGTGGTGATATAGTTAACGCAGGTGTCTATGCTGCAGGTGAGAAACTAATAGGTGACGAGCGACCCTATGGCGAAGTCTTTGACGAGAAGCTAGCTGTAGAGAAGCAAGAAGCTGAACAGTTCTCTGAGGAGCATGGAGCATTATCCTTTGGTGCAGAGATTGTAGGTTCTATTGCTAGTCCTATCAACAAAGCCTTAGGCGCACTTAAGGTTGCTAAAGGCACAAGTGGTTTAGCTACTGCTGCCAACACAGGTGCCCAAGGTGCTATAGCTGGTTCAGGTTATGTCTTCTTAGACACTGATGGTTCTATCGTAGATCGTTTAGACGCTGCTAGTAGTGTTGCTGTACCTTCAGCTATGTTTGGTGTAGTGGGTGGTAAGTTGATGTCAGTGTCTACGGATGTCTTTAAGAAGGTATTCGCTAAGACCTTAGGCACTAAGCAAGGTAATAGCACTACTGCAATACTTAAGAAGTCTAAGGATGCTGCTTATCAATTAGTTAAGGATAACAACATTAGATTCTCTAGCTTCCGTGTCAATAAAGCTATGAAAGACTTTACGGACAAGGTTGTGTCCTCTAAGAACCTTTCTAAACGCTCTAAGATACAGGCTGATACTCTGGACTTGTTAGCTGAGATCAAGACTACAGCCCGTGGTAAAGGAGCGGAGCTTATTGACCTAGACAAAACACAGCAAGCCTTATGGAAGAAGTATAAAGCTGCTAAGGTCAAAGGTGAAGGTGGTGACCAGTCTGTAGTCTTAGATGCAATTAATATGATTGATGATCTGATACAGACACACCCAAGCACTTCAGAAGCTATGAACGTAGCTAGGCTAGCCAACAGGCGCTATATGAAAGCTGAGACTATTGATCGTATAACAAATAAGATAAAGTTAGACGAGTCATTTAAGGGTAAGCCTAAAGTAGATCAGATGAAAGCTGCTTTAGCTAAGATCATAAATAACCCACGTGATGTTAAGCATTATGATGCTGCAGAAATAGCTCGGTTTAAAGAGTTTATTGCTGATGATGGTACGGCTGCACAAAAGGCTCTCAAGGCCTTTGGTAACTTAAGCCCTACTGCTCTCCTAGGTAAGATACTGCAGGGTGGTGGTGGTGCAACAGCTATATCCACAGGCGGTGTTTCATTAGCGGCAACAGCAGCATTAGGCGCTGCAGGTCATGGTGCTAAGAAGTATGCAGAAGGTGCGGCTAATAGACGTACTGCAGCCTTTGCTAAGGAAATGCAAGGCAACGCTAGGGCTGCTAAACCCACTACTGGCAATGGTGGTATGCTTACTGGCCCCGTTGCAGGTGCTTACAATGATGACAACCAACGCTATCTTGAAGCAAAGCGTAGATCAGCCGCTAGGTAAACGATAGACACAAAAAAGCCCTAAGGTATCTTATGACGCCTTAGGGCTTTTTATTGCCTAGAGTTTAGTAAGTCCTATCAAGACCATAAAGATACTTCCATGTGATGTACTCCTCTTCACGTAGTAGTTCTTTCATGATAACTTCAATAGAGATAACAGACTCTATGAGTTCGTAGTAGTCCTCCAGCTCTAAGCCATTCTCCTCGTCATAATGTTGTAGCTCCTCCAGCATGTCTTGGTGAATATCCATCAAGGTCTTTACAGTTACTTCTTCTGCCTGCATAGGTGTAAGGCTAATAGCGGTCATATCATTTATCTCTTTATGTTTAATCTTACCAGCCCCAAGAGGAACCAGTCATTCCGTCTGCACTGTAGTCAGTCACACGTCCTTCAAAGAAGTTCTTAAAGCTGTCACCATTAAGCACCCAGTCTAACCAAGGTAATGGGTTCTCTGCAATATCCCAGTTAGGCTTTAGACCTAAGTTAACTAAGCGTCTGTCTGCAATGTACCTAATGTACTGCTTAACTTCCTCAGCACTTAAGCCTTCCATTGCTCCCATCTCAAAGGCTAGATCAATAACCTTATCCTCAAGCTCTACCGCTGTCCTATACATTTCATAGATAGATAACTTAAACTCATCTGTGACTACCTCAGGGTTTTCTGCGGTATACACACGGAATAGTTCGGTCATACCTGCTACGTGCATAGTCTCATCACGGATACTCCACTCGACTATCTCACACATGCCCTTAAGTTTACCAAAGCGTTGAAAGTTCAACAGCATGACGAATGCACTGAACAAAGACATTCCTTCGTTACATACAGTCTGCGCTAGAGCCTTAGCTAAGCCAGCCTTAGTGTCAGGGTCAAAGGTCTGCATAAACTCAAGCTTCTCAGCCATAGCGTCGTACTCAAGGAACGCTGTGTACTCAGCCTCAGGAAAGCCTAAGGTATCGTTAAGTAAGGCATAGGAGCGCATATGGATAGTCTCACGCTGTGCAAAAGACAGCATCATCATACGTGCTTCGTTGTTCTTGATGCGAGGTAAGAACACATCTACGTAAGAACCCCCGACGACAACATCAGACTGTGTGAATAACCTAAGTATCTGTGTGATGAAGTTCTTCTCTGAAGGGCTAATCTTGCCACCCTTCCACTGTGTTACGTCTTCTTGTAAGTCACACTCCCATTCGCCCCAGTGTAGCTTGTCGTGCTCTACTGCTTGCTCTACAAAGCTTGAGTAGTTGAAAGGTTTAAACGCTGGTGATGTGTCTAATAAACTCATAATATTATCCTTGGCAAGCTAAACATTCATCTTCTTGATCTTGTGCAAAATCCTGTAGGGCAACACGAGTAGGCTTGAAGCTCACTGTGTCTGCCTTAGCACCTGCACTTGTACGAAGATAGTATAACCCTTTTAGTTTCTTGTTAAAGGCACGTAAGTGTACCTCATTGACGTAAGCCTTATCTGTCCCAGCAGGGAAGAATAGGTTGACGCTTTGACCTTGGCAGATGTACGGTTGACGTTCTGCTGCATGGTCTACTACCCATCTTTGGTCTAGCTCAAAAGCTGTCTTGTAGATTTCTTTATCCCAATCATCCATCCACTCTAGGTGCTGTACGCTTCCTTCATTTAAGATGACTGATGTCCACTGTTCTTCCACCCAGCTATTAGAACTAAGATGCCATAACTCAGCATATTTCCTAATGGTCTTATCAAGGTAACGGTTACGGACAAGGTGAGCACCAACACGAGTACGATGAGTAAACGCATTAGACTTCAAAGGCTCAATACTTGCACTACAACCTGCAATGATACTACTGTTAGCATTAGGCGCTATAGCCATTAAGTGAGAGTTACGTACACCTGCAACATCAGGACATGAACCACGTTCTTCTGCAAGGTACACTGTAGCTGCCCTAGCTTGTGCCTTAATGTGTGTAAACATCTCAGTGTTATACGAAGATGCCATAGGAGATTCCCAAGGGATGCCTGCACGTTGTAAGGCGCTATGGAAGCCCATTGCCCCTAGTCCAAGTGAACGCTCCTGTGTGGCACTATAGACAGCCTTACGTAGCTCCTTAGGTGCGTGGAAACAGAAGAAGCTAATCACGTTATCTAACATCTCAATAAGGTCAGCTACCATGGTCGTGTCTTTCCACTCAGCATAATGCTCTAGGTTGACACTAGACAGACAACACACTGCTGTACGGTCTTCAGACGTTGGTAAGTGTATCTCATTACACAGGTTTGAACCATGTATCTCTAACCCTTTATCCTTCATAGATGGAGGTAAGTGGCGATTAGCTTCATCAAGAAAGTTTAAGTAAGGCTCACCTGTTCTAAAGCGTGTCTCAATCAATCGTTCCCATAACTCACGAGCTGGTATAGTCTCACGTACTGTTTTGTCATTAGGGTCAATCAGTTCCCATAAGTCTCCTGCTGTCACAGCGTCCATAAATTTATCAGTCAAGTTAACAGCGTTGTGTAAGTTAAATGCCTTACGGTTAGGATCACCACCTGTAGGTACACGTATGTTGATGAACTCAATGATGTCTGGGTGACTAATGTCCATATAGGCAGCATAAGAACCCTTACGAGTCTTACCCTGTCTGTAGGCAGTCATGTCGCTATCAACAGTCTTTAGGAATGGTATCGGTGAAGGAGCAACATCACTAACGCTACGAATGTCAGACCAATGACCACCCACTCCACCGCCTTTAACAGACAACCATCGGAGTTCTGTAGAGTGTCCGATAAGACCATCAAGACTGTCAGGTACATAGCTGAGAAAGCAACTAATAGGTAATCCACGGACTTTTTCTCCTTGCGCTGGGGCATTAGATAATATAGGTGAGCTGAACATAAACCAGCCTTTACTAGCGTAGTCATAGATTCGTTGGGCTAAGTCGTAGTCATTACGACAGAATGCTGTAGCTGCTCTAGCGTAGGCATCTTGTGGGTCTTCACCTTCTCTACAATAGTAATCCTTAAGTAAGGTAAAGGCTTGCTGTGATAATAGATCGTTTCTTGTATAATCAACTTTGATTGTCATTTAACCATTTCTCCAATGTTACTTTGTCTTTAAAGCCGACCATTCTAGCACCTGTCTCAGTGTTTAGCAAGGTCGGTACGCTCATTACTCTATATGCAATGGCTGAATCTATGTCTTTATTAATATCAATCGAGCCATGAGTTATCATTTTCTCGTCTAATATTAGAGATAGAGCATAACATGGCCCACAACCTTCTGTAAAGAACTTTAGTAACATATTTGTTTCCTTTGTTTATTTTATTGGTTAGTCTACCAATGCTTCCCAAGAAACAGGATACAGTAGACTAATTATGTTATTTACTTTCTCTGCTAACTCTTGTATCTCTACTTGAGCATGAGAATCTGAACGCTGCTTACAGAACCTTGCAAAGGCGGCTAACGATCCTGTCCAGTACCACGACACCTGCATCCCTTGAGGTAACATAAACCTTGCTTGCTCTGGGCACATACCACCAGCAACTGCCGTGTTGTACGACTCTAGGCAAGTAGTGTATATACTTTGGAAGTGTCTTTTCCAGTATCTATTACCTACAGGGTGCATGTTGCCTCCTGACCCTTGCTTTATACTCCCTTCAGGAGCTTCTCGGAACTGCTCAGGGATGTAGAAGGTAGGTTCACTACTAATGTACCTACGGCTTTCTTCATTCTCTGAGAACCCTACCTTGTGCTTAAAGCACTGTGTGCGTATAGGAACAGGTGCAGACATTCTCAATGTAATTGAAGTATGAGCAAAAGGCGTCCAATGGTTATGTTTAGCAAGATACTTAATCAAGCCTACATCTTTTGTTTCATTAAACTCAACGTCGTCGGCAGCAAAGGATACTCTCGCAGCCCTAACCACAGAAGCATCAGTGCCCATGTGGTCTACGTATTCAACCGTCATACTCATTTTGATATTTCCCCGTCCTAATCATTTCTGTAAGTTCAATGGCTCTGTTGCCTACTTGAGTTGCCCAGCGACTATCCATAAACTCCTTAGCTGCTGTCTCCCAGTCTTCCTTAGCGCAGGCATCTAATGCTTTAACAAAGTTTAAGAAGCGGGGCAGCCCTAAGTTGAAGCATAAGTCTACCAAAGCATCAAAGCGTGGACAGTCGATAACTATTAGATCTACCGTCCAAGGTAGTGCGCCTACTAACTCCTGCTCTACACGTTCAATGTCATTAGCTAATAAATACTCAATCTCTCGCATAGACAGACCAAGACCATCGGCAGCGTCAATATTCCTACCTACACCAATAGTCATCTTACCTACTGTGTCACGATAGGCGTGTGTTTCTACGCCCTCATGTACTTTAAGCATTTGAATCAATGCAGTCATTAACTGTTCCCCTTACATAAAGCATCCGTTAATAAATCCATCTGTCTTCCTACTACGTCATCCCCTTCTATTTCTTGCTCTATTAACATATCAAGATATTGGCGTGCTTTACGCAGGTCTTCAATACCGTTCTTGTTCTTCCAGCGAGAAACGTACTTTACCACATTACCTTCACAAAAGGAAAGCTTATTTGCAATGATATATTCTAAAGGCTGAATAAGCATGTCTTTATAATGACTGCCGCCTACTTGAGTATCTAAAGCTTTATTCGTCATCGCTGTCGTCCTCGAACATTTCTAAGTTCTTCATAATAAGATCTTCGTAACGATCTACTAAGGATTCGCTTGTAATACCTAAGATCTCACACAGGAAATCCACGTCATAGTTATTTAAGATCTGTTCTTTTATTTCTTCAAAGGTGCTAGACATTGCAAATGCTCCAGTAGCTTATCAATTGATTTTATAGTGAAATGTGCAAAACCTTCTTTCTCACACCACTGACCTAAGTTCATCTTAGATCCTTTTCTTAAGCGTGTCTTAGGGTTTGAGAACACAAAGATTAAAGGTCTGTCGATTTCGTCTCGTATTGCCTTGTACTTCTGTGTGTCTCCAACTCTGAAGAACCCTTTGGTCTCTATCATAGCACCTGTGCGCTCACAAATAAAGTCTGGTATGTACTTTTTCTTGATGATGTAAGGTAAGCGATAAGGCTCATATAAGAAGTCTTTCGTACCTACAGCATCACTGAAGGCACTCTCCAGCCCTGATCTAAACTTTGTCTTAGCTGTCATCACCAAACACCTCCTCAAGTTTCATCCGTCTAAAGCCATTCCAGTCTCTACGCATGTATAGCAAGTTCCAACACACCTCAAGCCTGTCTTCCCAGTCTTCAGGATGCTTTTCTTCCCACTGGGCTTTGACTACAGACAACATTTCATCTTTAGGCACATCAAGTACCTTAGCTGCTGTCTTAGGCCCAACGCCTTTAAGACCTCGTATGTT